TGAACAATTAGACAGAGACGATACAACTTTGAAAACTTACATCTTCAGAAATGCATACCCTTTGACACTAGGTCAAATTGATGTTGCTTACGAAACAACAAATGCAATTGAAGAGTTTGAGGTGACTTGGAGATACCAACACTTTGAAGCAAGTGGCGTTAACTTTTAAGAAGACTACTAAATAGTAATAAAAACATAGTAGGAGTATATTATGGCAGAGTTATTCGGATTTAAATTCGAAAAAATAAAAAATACAGCACCAGAGGATAGATTTGTCCAAAAATCACCTGATGACGGTACGGTAGAAATATCGGGTGGTGGACATTTTGCTCAGGTATTAGATATTGACGGAAGAGATCGAAATGATCTTGACCTTATTAGAAAATATAGAGACATTGGACAACAACCAGAGTGTGATAGTGCAATTGAAGATATTGTAAATGAGGCAATTGTTTCAGATGAACGAGACAAATCTGTTGATCTTGTATTAGATAATTTAGAATACTCAGATAAAATCAAGAAAAGTATGAGACAGGCTTTCGATGAAGTCTTGTCTCTACTTGATTTTGATACTAAAGGACATGACATTTTTAGAAGATGGTATGTTGACGGAAGATTATTTTATCACAAAATTATTGATTCAAAAAATCCTAAACTAGGTATACAAGAAGTAAGATACATTGACCCTAGAAAAATCAGAAAAGTAAAAGCAGTACAGAAAGTACCAGGGCCACAAGGTTCAATCTTAGTTAAACAAGAACAAGATTATTATCTTTACAACGAGAAGATGTTGAAAGGTATGATGAACCAAGGTTTAAAAATTGCAGATGACTCCATTACATATTGTCCGTCTGGTTTAATAGACGCAAACAAAAATCAAGTATTATCTTATTTACATAAAGCAATTAAACCTGTCAATCAGTTAAGAATGATTGAAGACAGTTTAGTTATTTACAGAATTTCAAGAGCACCAGAAAGAAGAATTTTCTATATTGATGTAGGTAATTTACCTAAGATCAAAGCAGAGCAGTATCTAAAAGATGTAATGAATAGATACAGAAACAAACTTGTTTACGATGCAAGAACAGGTGAGATCAAAGATGACAGAAATCACATGTCAATGCTTGAAGACTTTTGGTTGCCTAGAAGAGAAGGTGGAAGAGGAACAGAGATTACAACTTTACCAGGTGGTTCAAACTTAGGTGAGATTGATGATATTACTTACTTCCAAAGAAAACTTTATAGATCGTTGAATGTTCCTATTTCAAGATTAGAAGCAGAGCAATCATTCTCATTAGGAAGATCAACAGAGATTACAAGAGACGAATTAAAATTTACTAAGTTTATTCAAAGACTTAGAAAGAAATTTGTACCACTATTCTTAGATATGTTGAGAACACAATTAGTATTAAAAGGTGTAATCAATGTTGAAGAGTGGCCAAAGATTAAAGAACACATTCAATTTGACTTCTTAAAAGATGGTCACTTCTCAGAATTAAAAGCACAGGAATTATTGAATGATAGAATTAATATGTTAGGTTCAGTTGAAAACTACATAGGTACTTTCTTTAGTAAAGAGTTTGTTTACAAACAAGTATTAAGACTAACAGAGTTTGAGATTAAAGAAATGCAAGATCAAATGAAACGTGAGTCAGGTGCAGATATTGATGACGGTGGTGTTGATGTTCCTCAAACAGATGGTATTACAAGAGTACCATCATTTGGTGGCGCACCATTAGTTGCACCAGAACCTGCACAACCAGCAGATGCCCCTCCAGCAGATGGGCCTGATGCTGATGATATAAATAATACATAAGGAGAATTATAATGAGTTCAGAAAAAATAGTAGATGCATTGTCACAGGGTAATATGTTAGACGCTGAAGATGCATTTAAAGAAACGATGAAAACTAAAATTGCAGACGGAATCGAAAGTAAAAAGATTGAAGTTGCAAGAGGTTTAGTAAATAATCATATTGATGACACTCCAGCTGAAACAAGCGAGGAGTAGTCTAGTGCAATTTGAAGACTTATACTTATCGGTATTCGAAGGTGATGAGTACAAGAAATCTAGAGAATATAGACGACAATCGCCTAAAATGCGAAAAGCGATTGACGATTTATTTAAAAAAATGGATTCTAAGGGTTCAAATTTCCTAAATAATTTTGAGAAAACAATAACAGATGTTTCCAAAAGACATAGAGTACCAGAAAAGAAACTTTATGACTATTTTGAAAAAGAAGCGTCTGAATTTATGAGTTAAAAAGGATAGAAAATGGCATTTAAACTAATTAGACGAGCAAATGTAGTGACGGCTGCGAACACTGCTGATGATGCTCAACACACAGTTGACTTAGGAAAATTATCAGGTGGAGCTGCATTTAGAGTTTCAGAGTTTGGTGGTCAAGATGTATTCTTCAAAATTACAAACGAAGGCACAGCAGTCACATCTACAAACGGAATATTTTTAAGAGCTGGACAATCAGTAATAGTTGTACCTGAAGAAAGACCTAAATCTGCTTCAGCAACTTCAGCAACAAATGCTGACCCATGTGTACTAACTTTTGATTTAGGACATAACTTTAATGTGGGTGATCAAATATCAGTCACAGATAGCTCGTCAGCATATAACACTTTACTTACAGATGCCAATTGTGCAGCTGTGACAGAAACAACAATCACAACAGATAAAGACTCAACATCAACAGGTGCTTTTACTGCATGTACAGTAAGAAGTAATTTTAAAATATCAGTAATTAACGAAACTGCTGGTAGTGATGGTGCTGTTTATATCGAAGAAGTTGTTCAAGGACACCCAGGTTTGTAATATGCAAAAAGTTAAACTAATTACAGAAGCAAACGATTTCTCAACAGATAATTTTCTTATCGAAGAAAAAGATGGTAAGAAGAATTACAAGATCAGAGGAATCTTTATGCAATCTAATATCAAAAACAGAAATGGTAGAGTATATCCAAAAGAAGTTTTGATGAAAGAAGTTAAATCTTACAATAAAAACTTCATCGAAAAGAATAGAGCATTCGGTGAGTTAGGACACCCAGAAGGTCCAACAGTAAATCTAGATAGAGTATCACACATGATTACTAAACTAGAAGCAGATGGTGATAATATAATTGGTGAGGCAAAAATTATGTCGACTCCAATGGGTGAGATCGTTAAAAGTTTAATGGACGAAGGTGCAACACTAGGAGTTTCATCTAGAGGAATGGGTTCATTAGATCAAAGAGGTTCTGCAAACTATGTAAGATCAGATTTTAAACTAGCAACTGCAGGCGATATTGTTGCAGACCCATCAGCACCAAGTGCTTTCGTAGAAGGTATCATGGAAGGCAAAGAGTGGGTTTGGGACCATGGTTCATTAGTTGAAGCACATGTTGCAGAAGCAAAGAAAAGAATTGAAGAAAGAGCAAAACATAAACAAGATTTAGAATCTAGTTTAGAGTTTGCAAAATTTTTAAAGCAACTTTAGAAATTTTATAAATACATTATAAGGTAATACATTATGTACAAATGGTTTGACGAGTTGACTCGTGTTCCAAAACCAAATCGTGAAAAAGAAGATTACCATCATTATGGACTTTACGAAGTAGAAATATTGAATAGTATATTTCGTAATCATAATGTACAAACGGTTTTGAGTTTGGGGGGAATGTCTAATTTAGATTTCTTCCTAGCACAATATGATAATGATGTTAAGTCTGCTACTAACTTTGATGAAGCAGATACTTGGCGAGGATTTAATCTTGAAGACAAACATCAAGAGTATATCCAAAGATTTAATTATAATGGGGAATACATCTTTACGAAACGAAGTATAGATCGGTATGATGTTGTTGACAGTAAATATGATGTCGTCTTTTGTAATATAGACACACTAAAAGGACAGATGAAGGTTATGCCAGAAATCTTTGTCAAAATGTGGTCTAGAATGGGATTAATTGAAACTACAAGAGAAAAGATGACATTGGAATATGAAAAGTTTTTTAGTAATGTTTTGGTCACAACAAACATGACAGTATTCTCTAACAAAGAAATTGAATACGAAAATAACCTTGTTGAGACCTCCACAAAACTAGAGAAGAAAAGATCAGTTGTTTATCAGCGGATGAATTTGCCCATGTAAATTCACTGTTTTATAAATAAATGTGTATAAATATATATTAATATAAAGATGAATAAAGGAGAAACCCCCATGGCTAACGAATTAGACAAAACCATTGAGGAATTAGAAGCGGAAGTTTTGGCAGAATTAGAAGAAGCCAATGGTGCTGATGCTCCTAAAAAAGGCGCAATGAAAGCCGAACCAATGGAAAAGAAGCCAGAAGGCGAAGTTCAAGATACGGGCAAAGCAGTAGTCGAACCAGACTCAGCAGAAGCTCCTATTAAGAAAGTCGTTGCTAAGGCTAAAGAAGTTTCTGGTGACCCTGCACAAAAAGGTGAAGGTAAACCTGACGCAAAACCAAAATTAAAAGAAGAAGACGAAAAGAAAGACGAGAAGTCAGAAATGAAAATGGATGACAAAGAGAAAAAAGAAGATAAAGACTCGTCTGACAAAGAAGTAAAAGAAGAAGTCGTTGACATTGAAGAAATGCAAGGACAAATGATGAAGGCAATGAAGTCTATGAAAAAAGATGAAATGTCTGAGTTATATGCTTCTTATATGAAAGCGTCTATGAATAAGACTAAAGACGAAATGTTCAGAGAAATGTCTGATGGCATGAAAAAAATGAATGCTATGAAGATGAAAGAAATGATGGGCAAAATGTCTAAAAAGTCTGAAGAACAAAATATA